TTGTATACTCTTTTATGTTTATGTTTTTTATATTATTATCTTTTATTACCCTCCCAATTGTCGAAGGCGTCACCCCACATTCTCTCGCCACCTGAGCCTGCGTCTTCCCCAGTACATTTATCTGCTCGTCAAGCCATACCTTATCTTTATAAGGTTTTGTATTATCTGCTCCGCTAACCATGAAAGATCACCATACTAAAAAGATAATTAAAAAAATAAATCTTATCTAATTTCTTTTCATCAAACTTAAATCTTTTCCCAATCTTTAGTTAATGGATTCCAAGTAAATCCATCAATTTCCCAGGTAAAAGTCTCATCATTCCACTTTCTATCTTTTTCGTTTTCAACCTCTATACTAAAATTATCTATCCAAAATATATTCTCCGTTCTCCTCACGTTCTTTATAAAATCCAAAACGGAATTAATTGGAGGAACACTACATACAAGATCTAGGGCTATTTTATCGTCAATTTCGCCTTGAATTTTTCGACGATTTTTGAAAAACTCGCCATCTCCCCAGACAACATTTCCCATCAAAGAAACTTCTTTAGACCTAGTAACCAACCGTAAGTAAACCTTATCTATAAAATTCTTCCAAGCATAAACTCTATCTTTAAAATTTACAATTTGATTATAAGTCCTGATTCTCCCCTCGGAATAACGTTCTTCGTGAGATATAGGAATGCGATACTGCTCTATCCCATCCGTAACGATATAATTTCCAAAACAAAGTGGTAATTTCTTGGTGCTGTCCTCATAAATCCACTTATCTTGTCCGGTAAAATCGTCCCTAACCTCTACTTGTAAATATTTTGCCTCTCCAAGCGTTCGAAACACCGAAAACAAAGTTAACTCGTCTTCAATTGACGGGTTTTTACTATACGTAACTTCCCATATTTTATTAACCTTCTAAACCCAAAAGTTCCTTAATGTGATCCACGCCTGGATGAAGTTCTCGAATCAGCATATTAATTTGTTTTTGCTGCTTCGCGATAAGGTCTTCATCCTTTTTGATTCTTAATTCTAGCTGATGTTTTGTTGCAAAGTTATTCCTTTCGGAGTTGTTCGCGAACAAAAGAAGTTGAAATAATTTTTCTTCAATATCCGTATCTTCCCATTCTTGGGTCAAAAAGTTCTCTTGCTCGAATATCTTAATTTCTCTATTTTTCCAATCTTTATAGGACAATTCTTCTTTCATTTAAATCACCTCATAAAACCTTCATCCGTTTTATATCTCCGCTCACATAAACTCCCGGTAAAAACTATCTCGCCCGCACATTTGTTTTGTTTTGAACAGCCTATCTCTAGACCACATTTCGGGCCAAATAGGTTGTTCTTTCCCGTTAAGGGCTGGAAATTTCAACATCATCTCTCTATCTTCGCCCTTAATAGAAAACTCCGATCCCAAAATTATAACCTGAGAATTTTCCCATCTTTTCTTTTGAACTGAGTCTTTCAATGAATAATTTTCCGTGTCGTCATCCAAGATTAGATCATATCTTCGGTTAATTGCTCTCCCAAAATCAATTCTAATTGCACCCGCCTCATTAGAACAAATAATATACGTAGGCCCACGCTTTGTCTTTCCCGTTGCTTCATCAAATATTTCTTCTCCGAGAAATCCCACGACTTCAAACCCAAGATGCCGCAACATCTCGATTATTTCGTTATGGTTAAAGATATTGTTACCACCATAAGAAATATAACTTTCTTCCTTTTCTTTAAGTTTATACACCATCCAGGCTAAATATCCCATTGAAAGTGTCGTTTTACCATGCGCTCGCGGGAGAGAAAGAACTAAAATATCTTTTTGTTGCATCAAAAACGCAACACTATTTATGAAATCTCCCGAAACCCATTTTCCATATTTATGTATATAATATTCACTAAAAACATTTTCCATAAAATACGGAAAACTTTCTACGGCCTTAGAATCTATTTCCATAAAAAGTCTTAAAGACTTGTGGGTATAAATAGTTTTGGGTCAAGTTTTTAAAATTATGAATTAAATAAATATCACGCAGTTAAATTCGTCTGATTTGTAAGATTTATGCTTCCGCGCAAAAACCAATATGCCGATTGTCTCCACGCATCATCTTCAAAAGTGTAGTCTATCGCTTTTTTAGCATTATCTTCTAAAATCTTTGTTCCATCTATAATTCCTTTTGATAATATAACTGGTTTGTCGTCAGTAATAGTAAAATCATCATCGGGATCGTTTTCCTCTTCTCCCTGAGAAAGAGAAGATAACAAAATAATAAATATTATAAAAATTTTTATTATATGTACATAATAAAGTTTTTTTCCAGTAAAAAAAGCCCAAATAACAAGCAAAATTGCGAGCGCCGACAAAATAAAAGTAACCGTTAGGCATAGATCCATATATATCACCCTACTTTAGAACATATTCAACATCTATAAACCGCCCCAAAGCAACCAGTAAAACGTTTATAATTCCAATTAATAGAACCGCTCCAGAAATTTTCCAAAACCAAACCATTAAAAAGTCGGTTTTCTTTCGCGATTCAACATTTGCAGCTTTTTCTGTTTTTAAATCTTCTTTTAATCTTTCAATTTCCTTTTCTTGATTTAATATTTTGTCTGGCAAGTCCGCTCTAGCTTCCATATAATCTTTACAGGTTTGAAGAGTGGGGAGAACATCATCTTTCCAAACACACATTTTATCCATATTTTCTTTCAAACCCGTAACTATAGACTCTATTCGACCTTGATTACTTGAAATAATTTGCAACTCTTTGTATAGAAATTCGTCATCCATGAAAACCTCACAAGAAAGGTTGATGCAAACTTTCAGTTTGCGTACATTCTAATTGGGGAGTTTGAGAGGGATTTTTACTTGTTACAGAAGATTGTATACTTGAAATCAGATCAGAACGAATTCCGCCCGCGCGTATTTTTCGGGCAGCATAATAAGTAAATAAACCTCTATAGACTCCACCAACAACTCCCTCGGCGGAAGTTTGATTATCTTTACACCCTGCCCATAGACAATGATTCAGGTTAGGAACAAGGGTAACAATTCTTTGAGATAAAGCGCCATTGGTGATTGGTCCGGGAATACAGCGAGAAGTAAATTTATTCGGTTTTAAATTATCGCTTCTGGTGGCTGTACCGGAATAGCAGGAATCCAGAAAAACATCTAAAGAAACACCAATCGGAAGAGTTAAGAAAATAGATCTTAAATCATCGTCGGAAATATATTGTCCACTAAAGAAATCTATTGGACAAAGGATTTCGTCATATAAATCCGTCTCATCCCCATTTTCATCGCTAAATTTGGAGCCATGACCAGAATAACAAAATACTAAAGAATCCCCAAGTGCCGCGCCAGACCTAGGCATCGCGCCAGAAACAAGCCAATTTAAGCCAGATAGAATATTAGATTTTGTTGCCATAGAATCAAGGAGAACTAAATTTGTAAAACCTTTATCCCGTAAAGTACTATTCCAATCGTTCGCGTCGTTAACACATCCACGAAGTGGGGATTGGGGATAATTATTAATACCAACAATGAGGGCTTTCTTCATGATAATTAATTTATAATGTCAATATTAAATACAAAATTTAAAAAAATGAATTAAATAAAATAAGTGTATTATTTTTAGTAAAATGAAAATTTTAAAAACAAAAAAAATTAGAGATAACGATTGTCGAGGGGGTAAGCTTTTCTGTCGGATACTTTGTCTTCTAAATCGTAATCGGTAAACACTTTTCCTCTTTGGTCAAGGTTTCCGGCTATATATATAGAATTACTGCGTACTTTAGAATAAATCGCGCTTCTTGCGGCGGAGGTTTTACTGGTATATTCCTTGAAAGTTATTTTTAAAAGACGACAAAAGGCTCCAGTAAAAGGGTCCATACCAATGTCTTTCTTAAGCGAACGATCGTATACTTTCCACGAACTATAGTATTTATCATTACTATTTCCGCCTATAGATAAAAATTCTGAGGCGTTTATACACACTAATAAGGCTTGAGCTTGGTTTATTTGACTTAATGTAAGGAAAGAATGGTCAAACGTTTCAAGTACAACTGCGGCGTTGGCAGTCAAATCGGTATACAGAGAAGGGCTTACGGCATTCAACGAAGTCTCTAGTCCGGTCCAATACGCCGACACATAATTATCTACCGTGGCCACCGTCATTTATAATCATCCTTTATAATTAAAATAGATCAGAAGAATTTAAACTTTCATGAAAGGACAGCCTCTTTTTGGAAGCGAATTCCAATTTTTATCAATGAAAGTCAATGTTTCTAATCTATTCGGGTTCGTGTTATTCTCCTACAAGAATCGCAAGGTACTGTTGGATCTGAGTTCTCTTGTTAATCTGTGCGGGAATTATAAACATATCAACAAGGTTTGTTAATTCTATGGATTTCAAAGAATCATTAAGTTTCTCAATTCCCATAGCATCTATAACCTTACACTTGAGTTTTGAAGATGCATCCCTTTTGGTCACAAGCAAAAAAACTGCCTTTCCCATGATTCGAACACTCGTACTCTCAAATGTAAATTCTACGGGGATTTCGCCTAATGGTAAATTCTCAACAATCTTTTTTACGTCAGAAATAAAACCTTCAATTCTGTGAACATTGAGTCCGGCATTTTTACTATTTGAAATAACAGACTTCGTTTTAACTTCAGTGGAATCTAACTTATCCTCAATTTTATCTCCGATTTTATCTCCGATTTTATCTCCGATTTTATCATCGGCGGATTTTGGTCTTCCTATCATAAATTCCTCCAAAAAAGAAACAAGAGTTCTTAAATTCCAGAACTCTTATAAAATACTCCATATCCATTTGCTACATTAGGCACGGAATCGATCCACATCTCTACCATGCTGGTTCTATTATCCGGCATGGAATATGGATTCACATTCAGAGGAAGATTGGCGGAACTTAGTCCTTGTATGTCCCCATCGGCCACTTGTCTGTTTCCGAACTGAGGATCATAATACGCAAGATTCTCTACACAAGGGTTACCCTGATACTTGCCAAGACCAAGAATCTGTCCAGTCGTGAGCCCCGTATCGTCAGCAACTCCAACTACCCATACTCCGGGGGTTTTAAGGTAGGCAATTCTCTTGTAGAATCCCCTCTCCGGGATCTGAGACCTCAAGTAATCCAAATCTTGATCGCTGGTTTCTATGTGGTTCCACATTTCGTCGTAATTTTCTACATTAACAATTACGGTGTCGAGTTCATAACCCTTATTAACGGAAATATCGCGAGCAATATTTCGAATATCTCCGATAGGATCTGCGTTCCCACTCCAAGCGGCAACATCGGCATCAAACTTAGTGGTCTGTGCAAGTTTTCCAGCCTTCATTGCAGTTACTAGGGAGGCGTTTATCTGGTCAGCAATGGTCCAAGCAGCGGACGTATAACACTTCATAACATCCTGTTGGAAGGTTGCCAAGGCAAGATCGTCATTGGTGAACTCCGCCCGAGTCTTTCTCATGGAAGTGTTCAAATTGACGGCATCACCATAGGTTAGCGTGATGGTGGGCCATGCGCCTAGAACGGTGTCACCTTGAGAAATTTCCTTCTTAGAGGGGTCAGTATCTACAGTATAAGACTGTCTCTTGGCAATTATGGTTTTCTGATCCACAATTGTAAAGGGAATGCTATTCAACAGGGGTAGATCAGGAAGCATAAAATCTCTAACAAGCTGAGAGATCACTTCCGCATCCTGATAATAAACATCATTTTTGGGAGGTTGTGGCATTGTATAATCACCTTAATAAATTCAAGCCTGAGATACCGCAAATCTCGGTCCAAACAGCGCTCCAACATACAGGTCGTCGGCTGTGGCATAGTGACAAGACATCACCATCGTACCGTCTGCGTCCTTTACCCATTCATCGGCGCTTACGTCGTAAGTCAAGAAGTCGCCAGGAGCAATACTTGCTTCTCCAGAAACAAGCACCTTAACCGGATGATATTCCATTCCAAAGAGCTTTACCGCTTCAACAGCATAATACTTTCCAGTAACTCTTTTGGTAATAGAATTGGCTGCGGTTGTACTTGCGGGGTCTGCCATCAGAGCACTTCCATAGGTCAAGAGAGTTCCCGCTACTCCTCCAGTTCCGGAAACCTTGGAAACTACCGGCTTTCCCTGACATGCTTCGTAGGTGTAAGAAGAAGTTCCCTCTCCGTCAGTCGCGATCTGGATAAACTGGTCGCCTCTATTCACGACATCAATATCAAATTCAGTTGCGAATGTCATACTAGGCATTCCCAGTCTCTGACCTTTGTATCCGACAGTATTTTTTGCTGTTACGGTTATTGCACCCTGCTCAAGAATCGCAGACACAATAACTGGAGCGGAGCCGCGAGGGTCCATATAGTTTGTTCGGCTCTTTACGGCTTCAACGTTATATCTATTCGCCATTTAATAATCACCACTTAAACTCTAAAACCATTTCTTCTCTTAAGATAGTTCACTGCGTTTTTAACCTCAAGATCACGTTTTGCTTCCTCTGTTAATTCAGACTCCGCAGCGGAACCTTGGAGTTTGACATTTTTTGAAGCTGCAAATCTAACGGCATCTGAGGAGTATTTCTGAGTAAACGCAATTGGATCGTTCGTATATTCTGCAAAAGCAGCCGCAATGTTATTAGTGATTGCAGGCGGATATAGCTCAAGCAACATTTTCTTGGTCTGGTCGTCTTTATAGGAACGAAGATCTACATTCTCCTTGAGAATCTTGTCAATCTTCTCTTCGAGAGACGAGACTCTGCCAGCAGACTCCTTGATCTGATTAAATTCATCCACACTTGATATTCCAAGCGTATTCTTTACGAGTCCCCAATCAAGCGTGGGCTCAATAATAGGAGCCGCTATAGGAACTTCAGCCTTCACTCCGGGAACTTCCAATATTGGGACATCCAGGGGTGCAGCTTTAATCTTGGCTTCGGCCTCAACTTTTACCTCGGGAATATCGGCCTTAATCTCGGCGGAACCCGCCTCAATCTTAGCATCTACCTTTTCTTCGGCAACAATTTCAGCCTTCAGCTCTTTCTTAGGCATTTCTAAATCACCTTTAACAGAATCATTATTATTAATTATTATTATTGGTTTTGAGGCTTCTATGGGTTCGGGTTCCCGCTCATCATTTTGTAAGACTTCTACTTTGCAAACAGGATTTCCTTCGGAATCAACAAGAGGGCACGCACCGCCCGCGCTGTTCTTTTCAAAAGACAAAAAAGAGACCGCTTGGACCTTCATCGAATCAGGATTCGTCATCTCGCCATCTATAATTCCTTCGAGTGAGACCCCAGAATAATTTCCAGACAATATTCTTTCTTTCCACTTTGGACACAAGATAGAACCGGAAACTTTAAATCCATTATCATAAACTACAGAGTCATAAACCCCAATCATCGTATCGGGGATAGCCTCATGGTTGCAATTAAACACGCCTCCAACGAAAGAGGAAATTGCGCCGCGGATAAGCCCCTCGGTTGCCTTAAAGGTGGCAACCACTTTTCCTTCGCCGTCCCTCAAGGGTAAATCTGTACCGGGAACTACGGCAAGAACGACAACTTTCAGTGCGTCAGAGACACTATTGTCGTAAGTAATATTTTCTTTTGGAAAATTTCCGGCGAAACGCATTAAAAAGAATAAGTCCCAACAGTAGATAAGTTACATTTTAAAAAAACGAATTAAATATAAATACGGTTGCGTTCGAAATTGCAATTACAACATTCTAAACAGAAATCTTTTTTGAGCAATTCGGGCCAACCCATTTTTCGAAATTCCGCCAGCAACTCTGCTCCCGATTTTTCTCCATTTCGTCTTTGTTCCGCTCCGTCATTGTGAATATGGGAAATGGTAAGAAATTTTAAATCAGAAATTCCGCAGTGACACGGACCGAAGAAATCAAATGCGGATCTCCAAAGCTTGGTTCGATATCTTTGTTTAGGTTTTTGTTCTTCCGGTTTAAGGTCTAAATATTCCCTAAATCTGGAAAAATTATGATTATGGCATAATACTCTTAGGTTTTTTAAATCATTATACTCTCCATTAACTATGCGGTGCGCAATTTTTCCGCTTCTTAATCCATTCTTTCTGTCTATGTTTCCATTATTACTAATGTGATCGATCGTTAGATGATTTAGATTAGTATCCCCACATATGGCACAAAAACACCCACCTATAAGATTAAAAGCTTGGATTCTTAGGTCCTTAATGCGCTCTCTGCCGTATTTTCTCCGGGCGTCACCATTAATTTCATAGTAATCCTTTAAATAATTCTTGCGCCACACGTCCATTTTATCTTTATTATTTAAATAATATTTATTACTGGTTGCGTTGGCTTTTTCTTTATAATCCTCATTAAACCTATAAGTAATGGTGCTGGAAGAAACCCCACATTCTCTCGCAACTTGGCGTCTACTTTTCTTCAAAACATTGATCTGATAGTTCAACCACTCTTTGTTGCGGTATATAAATTTATTATCTAAAATAGATTCATCCATATTCGATCGGAGTAATTAATGTCTCCAACCTATTTAAATCTTTCTATAAAAAAACACGAAGAAAAGTAGGAAACTTGACAAGCGTATTGACCGAATATGACTTAATATTCTACGCCCGTCAAGCACATTGCTTATAGTTCCAATACTATTTAAGGTTATCTATTCGTCTCGCGAAGCCGAGCACGCTGGCTCATTTGGGTCGGGCATCCTCATCTTGTCGTTTTTAACATCCCGTTCAATGGAAATTATATCTCTCATGCTTACTAACGAGAGTGTGCCCTCACATTCCAGAAGAATGCTATCTCCATTGTCATCTACGTTAACACTGCTCATTTGGAGCCAGCCCTCGTGCCGTGTTCCTATTTTCGTTACGATCCTCAAATACGCATGAGGCCATCTGCTCAGAAACTCGCTGAACATACTATCGTTTTTCATTTCTCAATCAACTCTTTTTTTTATTTTTGATTCCTTATGGGAATCAGTCATTTGACGATTATGTTGTGAGGCCCGACCGCGCCTAATCGCCTTATGTAGTCGTCTTTCCATCAGCTCAGCGAACGGGTTTACGGAACTTTCGGCGCGTCTTACCGGGCAGCAAGATAATGTTTTATAACTATTTAAACTTTTCTATTGGTATGGCTTTGCATGTAAAGTCCCTAAAAAGAGGGACTTAATTTGCAGGCCTCCGACTTTATTTGCAGGAAGTCTGGATTGATCCCATTTTCGTACATCTCATGGATTACCACCGTGAGATTGTAGGCAATAATTTTTGCCAATAGTTCATTTACTTGAGCCGTTGGATTCTTGGATTTTTGGTGTATATTGGATTTGGAAGCATGAGGGACCCTAGAAAGTGAAAATAAGAAATATAAAAAACATGAACACAAATAAAATTAGGATATATATATAACAGAGTTCATTTTCCAGTTTCTCCATTTTTTCCTTCATTTCAGCTTCACTCATGATTTATCTCTCCATTGACATCATAATGACTTTATTTGCAGGCGCGAAACTTAATTTGCAGAACCGACTTTCTTTGCAAAGCCTATTGGTATAAAAGTTATATGACCTATTCAACCCTTTTTATTCTCCTCGCGAGTTAAATCAAATTCCTAAGTCGCCATACATTTATCCCTAATACTTAAAAATACGAGCGCATTCGAATTCTAAATGATGTATAGATAAAAACATTGATGTATATTTTAATACATTTCAAAAATTTATAAAAAAAATAAAAGATTTATTCGGTCTTATCTAGAGATTTACCGCAGCAAGCGCAACCCACGGTTGGAAGAACCCAATCACAATCTTCGAGTTCCATTAGGGTTTCGAAAATATCGGTGGTGCGAAGAGTCCCGGTTATAATAAAGCTATCCTCTTCGGGGTCGTCCGCGTGGAAACTCTCTGCAAACTCGAATTCAGCGCCCACAGATTCTAATTCTCCCAATGCGTCCTTTGGGTTTGTTAAAAAGTTCTCATCATCGATAACCAAGCGAAGCTCATAACAACAGCTCTCGCAGTTAATGGTATCCAGCATTTTATACATACGGCTAAAATAGATTCGATAGTATTTATAGTTATTCGTCCAATAATCTGATGTGCAAATTGCCTTTCTTTTTCTTGACCTCTTTTTCGTTTTTAGATTTTATGGGTTGACCGAAGAAATGAGTTCCTTTATTTTTATTAAAATCTTTAATTATACTATTCCAAATTTTTAACTCTTCCTCGTTAAAAGAATTCGTGTGGTGCAATCTATGACATTTACAACAAATTACTATACATTTTGTTGCTTCTATTTCCAGTCTGCGAATAGATATACCAGATTTTACTCCTTCATGCATACTAAAAGACTTGTTTTCCGGATACACATGATGAGCCTCTAGAACGGACGGTCTAAATTCTTTGCAAATCGGACAGGAAGAAGATTTTTTATAATTCAGATACCATTCTTTTAATTTTGCTTTCCATTTTGCACTATACTCTTTTTGTTTTAATTTATTCTTGCTTCTCCAGTCTTTATTATACTTCTTCCTTTTACTTTTTGATTTAAAAGGCATAAATAACAATATCTATTATATTATTTAAAGGTTTCTATTAGAAAAATAAATATAATCCTATGCCATCCTCTCAATCATCTTCGGAATCTCCTTCCACTTCGTCGCCACATAATTTACTTCTTCCGCTATATAATTCTCATTCCAGGGTTGTAATAATTGAATAGTTTTTCCACCTGAATTAGAAAAATCATCTATATACTTAAAATAATCATCAATGAGAAGATCACAACCAGTGGATTGAATTGTTTTCTTGTTGGTAAAGATTATATTATTATACATAAAACGATCGTTCAACCACAAATATGTATATCTTTTTGTATATTCTGGACGGCCAGTAACTATTGTTATTTCATGGTGCTTCGCGATTTTAATAAGCGCTTCTCGCGCGCCCTCAATTTCGGGAGTTGTGAGTAAGAATTCTTGGTTAAAGAAGTATTCTTTTAAATGTTCTCCAATAGAAATCCCGTTTATAGGAAAATCCCAATGATTTATGTCTTTATATTGGTAATTTGTGCCGTACTTTATGTTTAAAATAGGTAAAATGTGACCTACTACGTCAGATAAAACACCATCTATATCAACTGTTACCTTCATTCCACGTCTCCTCCCAATAATCTCTCTTTTTAACTCGTTTATTCACTAATTTCTTCGAAATTAGGTCATCCTCACAAGCGCCACATAAAATTGCCTCTCTAGATTGGACACGACAGCCGCATATTCTGCAACTTTTACGCAGATTTATGCCTCCAGATGTGAATTATTGTAATAAAAAGACAAATTATTACCAATAATCCACTAAATATCAAGAAATTAGACAAAATTTGATCAATATTTGAATGGAGAGCCCCCAAGATCCTTCCAACACCGATTAATAACAATCCATTTAAAAATATGGTACATTTGATGATAAATTCATTAAGACTAACCATATAGATCTCTTTCTGGTTCTTTTTTTTGATTAATCTCCGAATCTTCGGGGAATTGGAGTCCTACCTGACCCGATAAAATTCCCAAAGAGATCATTATGGCGTTTAGACAGTCAAAAACTCCCTCTTGGCGACAAATTCCTTCAAAAATCTCTCCGTCTACTTCTTGAGAGGGAACGAAATTGGCGCAATTCTCTTTTAAACAAACGGTTTTCTTGCCCAAAATCTGCGACCAGCGAGGACAATAGATGTTTTGATCATCTTTGGCTATTAAAGGGTCTTTAATCATGGGAATCACAAATCCATACTGCAAAACATGTTTAATCCGCACTTTTCACAAAGATTACCGCATTTCTTGGGATAATTTTCCTCTTCTATGTTAAAAAGAATCTTTTTAATAGATTTTTCTACCTTTTTATTCGACTTTTCATCTTTTATACACTCAGGTTCATATACTGATCCATCTTTTAGGAACGCAAAGCAAAATCTCTTCAAAGGCTGATCATATTTTTGTTTGAAAAGTTCGTTAAGAATCCATGCCTGCATATCGAAATGAGAGGTATAAGACTTCCAAAATTGACCCGTCTTGAAATCGCCGCCCTCCGATATTTCCGGCTCCCAGTGGATATCAAAAATTCCCACCGCCTTTTGCCCGCAGACCTCTCCGTAAAAACGTCCGGGATTTTTAGAATCAGAATAGGAGGTCTCTCGTATCGGGTTTTTAGGCATAGAATCCAAGAATTTCTTTCCATTCTGGAGTAATACTTTCTCGGTGGGGTCTTCCGACTCGAATATTCCGTCTGCTAATTTGGAATGGACCCTACTTCCTAATTCAAGCCACGGGGATTCTGTGGGCTCCTTTAATTTCAAAATATATTGTAGATAAAATTTTCGGGGACATGAGTGATACGCCGTAATTTTACTAGCGGAAATAGAAAACATAATTTATAACACCTCTCCTAATCCTAAATATTCTATCGATACAGTTAAATTTTCAGAGAAAACACTATCAAGAATAATATTAGACTGAAAAGCCCACCAATTCCCAAGTAGAAGAAATGACTCTCTTCTGTGATTGGTTGTCCACGTATGACACTTATGACAAAGAGGAAGTATATTCCATTTTCTCCCAAAACATCCCGATTTTTTATCAAAATTTACGTGGTGACAAGACAATCTTTCTCTGTTATTTTCTTCGTTGGTTCCGCAGATTACACAAATTCTTCCAAATCTATTTCTAATTTGTTCTTTTAATAAATTATTAAATTTCGGACAGTATTTTCCAAAAGAAATTCCTCCTCTCCACCAATGACATAACTCCCCACTATTTCCGATCGCGATTTTATTTTTATGTTCTTGTGATAGCGACTTCCCTAAGTGCGCTTCAGAAATCCTCCGCTTTGTCTCTGGTGATCGTTTCTTCCCAAGATTGCTTTTTGATATTTTATCTTTATGCTCTTCGGAAAAATGTTTTCCAAAATTTAGATTGTTTTCCCCCGTTATAGATAAAGAAAATTTTCTTCTAAATTCTTCTGTTCTAATCTTTCCTTTGTTGCCTTCTGATTTAGATCTTAATTGGATATTATACTTAACGATATAACTGAAAATGGTGCTCTTCCCGAGACCAGTAACTTTTGCAATTTCTCTGGTTGATAGCCTTTTATTTAGATATAATTCTTTTAATTCAAGTTCGCTTATATTTGCCTTTTCGGCGCTCTCTTTGCGTCCTCTGACCGGTATTTTAAATTCTTTTATCCGAAGTCTTACGGTACTAGAGCTACACCCACAATCTTTCGCTATTTGGTCGGGCGATCTTCTTTCAACTATATATTCATTGATCAAAAAATCTCGATCAATTTCTATCTTATGGGTATTTCTTTCCATATAGATCAGTAGACTATCCCCTTAGTCCTTCTCTAATCTTATCCATAATCAATTCGCACAACTTCTTTTCGTCTACATCTTTTAGATCGTTTGAAATTCGTATTATTATCGTAGAGCCATTTTGTGTAAACATCTCGTCAAGGATTTTTACGCCACAATCAGCGAGCTCGCGCGGAACAAAACTCTCTCTTCGGCGGGAACATACACTACGCCTATTCCATCTTTATTTATATATGTTTTTAGACTTCCAGAATCCGTCTCGTTCCAATAATTCCGTCTTTTCACTGGAATCTTATTTGGCTTCCCCCACTTTTCCTTTCTCAGCCAGTACAGTTGAAGTTGACAATAGGAAATAATATCATAAAATTGGTCAGTAATTTCTTTTTCCTTATTTTTTATGTCATCACTACTATAACTCTCCGACATGATCTTCAATCTATCAAACTTTCTATAAAGATCTCCTACCATACCTCTCATGCCAAATTCATTGTAATATCGATAGTATGAGTCCCTATATTCGGGGTATTTCTCTTTGCGAAGAGAGTATAGATCATCATTAATCGTAGAAATTTCTTTCTCTTGGGATTCAAAGAGATTCCAATCAAGTTTGGTGGTATCCATATTTTCTCCATCCTTCTTTTTAAAAAAGAATTTAATTGAGAATAGATGGCATTGGATATAAAGATTTCGGTATTACCTTATCGCGTTGATAACCACACTAAATGTAAAACTTGCGTTATCTGTTCCTGCGTCGGTCACGGTATATTTCACTCTAAGTGTATCTGGGAACGGACCTTGATTAACGGTTGAAGCGCCCATCGCGGCATCGGTTGGAGTGATTAGCTCGCTTTCTGCGGCATATTCTCTATTCAGGACCATAACATACCGTTTAGCGCTTCCATTTCCGAGGACATCCGCGAATCTTCCTATATCATAAAAGTTCGTACCATCAACGGTCCCCTGAAGCCATACAGCAAGAATATCATCTACTTCTGTGGCTGCCGCGGTCACATCCAGTTGGATGAGAAGAGATTTTACATGAGCCAAAAGCGCGAATTCTTCAGATAATCCAGCCGCGGTTACCGCAACAGAACTAATTATAGTCTTAATGCCACCTTTAATTGGAATTGTCATAATTCAAAAGTCTCCACTGTATAAGTATTTGTTATTTTAAAAAAGTGAATTAAATAAAAGTTATCTTCGGCCTAGAGACCTCGATTGGACGAGGGTTTGTGAACCCAAGGCCCTCTAATGTCCGCAGTTACAAGGTTTCTTTACTTCTACGCCTCGGGAACTAAAGGGACATCTTCTCCCTTTGATGGAAGAAACTCTTTCATATCCAAGGGAGTAGTTTCGAGAACAACATGATTCTCGTAGTCCTCCGGACGGATATTATATTTCAAATAATGTTTAATAAATTCCTTACAATTACCTTGACACACAGGATTGACAGAATCGTTTCCATCCTTTCTTACTCTACATAGTAAAAGCATAATAATCACTTATGTTTAAACTAATATTTAAAACTTTCTATTAAATTTGGACGAACCTCATAAAAATTCATTCCAACAAGCCCCCTCAATATTTCTGGAACATGGGAAGGTATCAGATTTTTATTGCTTAAAAATAAATTTAATGGCGGTTTTTCGCTATAAATACTTAATCTATTATAATTATCTGAAGCTAAATCTACCGCATGTCTTCGAGACCATTCATGTATACAAGACGGAAAACATCTAATATAGTGTTTAAGAACAAAAGAAAACACGTTTTTTTCTGGTACGACATTATGGAGAGTGTACCCATCCCTCGGTCTCTTTTGAGGTCCCACATGAAAATTATCTCCTCCCGTATACGAACTTAAGTCTGGAATGTTTCGGACAACCCTTACCGTTGGCATATTATAAAAAAAATCCTCATCTTTAAAATTATAATCCAATCTGCTATGTCTAATCGAATTATAACCCTCGGATTCTTTAATTGATTTTAACATTTTTTGGGTATTTTCAGGATCTAAAATTTCATCTCCCTGAATTTCAAAAATCCACTCCGATTTACATTTATTTATTAACTCGTTTAATCCAAAATCTATAGATTTCCAATCTTTAGTAAATTTATCCGGAATGTGATATAACTCAACTTTATCCGAAAATGTGTCTTTTAATTTTTGTAAATATTCTTTGGTACCGTCTGTGGAACCACCATCATTTAATAATATTTTATCACAAATAGGTAAAACGGAAAGTATACACTCTACAAATGGATAACCTCCAATGATGCCATTTTTTATAGTAAATATTCCATTTAATAGAGATCCGTCTAAACTAACGTCGTGTTTATTATAATATTTGTCAGAAAAAAAACATTGTGAACTCGAAAGGTTAAACGGCGTAAAAATCTACCTCTCTTTTTTGAGGGAAATATGATGACACCGCATATCCCATAAAATCCGCATCAGACGGAGGACGATTAACCAAAACCTGACAATTATACAGACTCCAAGTTGAAGGCTTCAACATTAATGTCTTTAGGTCGTTTGTGGTCTTCGAGTCTATAGACGACATTAGGTTGTACCATCTATCTGCAAAGGATTTCGCTTCATCGCACGTGAAGTCACAGGGGAAGAACGGTATCACCTTAAAACCAAAATATCTCATATGGACTTGAACGCTCCAAGGGATGTTTTCTAATTGTATTGGAGACCCATAATTTTTGCTTTGTTGGGCTATTTCGTAGACTGGATCTACAAACTTTTTCTTATAGTCTAAATACCCTCGGCAACAACATTCCGGATATCCCAAGAGAAGTCCCATCTTGTAGTCATCTCCTGAATTAAAATACTCTTTAAATTCTTTTAACCTATTTTTATCTTTAGAAATTGCTCCATAAACCGAAGTATTCTCTCCGATTTTATCTACAACTTCGTGTTTGTTGGAAAATCCATCGAACTTTTTAACCCTTGACAGGGGTTGAAAATATAACCCATTATCGGTAAGATCTTGAATTTGTCTATCATAGCTAGATTGATTCAGATAAAAAACGTTAATTTCTCGGTAATCATCTGCCACAGATTTTATTTCAAGGTTATAGGAAAGCCTCTTTAAATTATCCACAAAAGAACGTAAATCGGTTCTACCGCATTTAATCAAGATAGTAGAAAAACTTTCTGGTTCTAACATTTTTTATCTCCTCCGCAGTTACATTCGGACACGTTTGTATCCATATGACTATATCCGCCCTTACTCTCTTGGATTTGGTCTCTTCTCTCTAAATCTGGGGTCCATCCCAGTAATTTAAAACTATTTTCCATCCTTTCTTTAGTGTCTATGAAATAATTATCTCTAGCTAAGAAGTTAAATCTCTTGTTTTTTAGATAATAATCTTCATAGTAATTGTGAATATCGGTAGTAAGAAATATTCCTGGGAACATCTTTCTTAAAATATTTTCTATACATTGGTACATCGCGTAATACGATTCACAATACATAGTTTTCGACCTAAAATCTCCATCTCTGCCCTCTGCTGGGCAACCTCCGGTGCAGGCTACGAAATATTTACACCCCTTACACTCAGTCTGCTCCAACATCTTCCACCTGATATTGGTTCCCTTCTCGGAGGCATAATAATATCCGTCCTGGAAACATCTATCACATCGCGAAATTTCTCCATCAGGAAGAATTGTTTTACATATTGTGGTTAAGTAGTCACAACGATTAAATGTACATCCAGTTCTAAAATCCCCAATTAGAGCACTTTTCATCTCTTCGAATAACCTAAAATCAAATCTTGGATACTTAATTGCGGCAAAAAGCAATTTCATAAAAGCGTTAGTGAGTTCTTGATTAGTTAAGGCGTATTTAGATATTTCTTTCTGTTTTTCGTGACATGGTATAAAAAGAGGATTAAATCTCCCTCCGTGCGTAGAAGTAACACACCAATCAACAAGTTGATCTATTTTATCTTCAGACGCATTTGCTTTGCTCAGGATTACAATGGTTCCAAAATTAATATTATTATTTTTTAATTTAAGTATATTCTCAGATACGGTTTTCTGGAACTCTTTGTTCCCGTCTGAATCTCTAGGACCTCTAAGAATATTCAACTCCGGCGGACCATCAACAGAGATCCCCACCTCTGCTCCATACATTTTTATAAGCCTAATATGCTCTGAGGTCAGAGGTACCCCCAAGCTGGTTTGCATTGCAGGTTTCTCTGAATATTTTTTTGTTTCCGATAAAAAAAATTCAAAATCCTTAATAGGTAAATCTAAAATTTCTCCGCCGTGGAGAATTATCTGTTGTCCCTGTATATTTTTACTCCTTTCTCCTCCCATAATTTCATTAAACGTTTTAGCCATCTTCTCTGTATTAAATTTATCAAAAACAGAATTATCTCTCTTGAAAGATGGATCTTCGAAACAATACAAGCAATTGTTTCTGCATTTATCCGCTATGGGATACCATAGAATAGTTGTCATAAAACAGCACCATTAAT